TGATCAGGTTGGTTCTGTAGAGGTTTTATTTCCAGAATTAAAAGATGCTAACGCTCAAGGAATAGAGATGAGGCATGGCAGGGAAAATCTTATTCTTGAGAACGAGTATCTAATTAAATATAAAGGTAACTGGGGACAAAAACCTGCACTAGACTAGAAGCATAGGTTTAGGAGTAGAAATGGCTATTACAAACGGATACGCCTCACTTGTCCAAGTGAAGGCTGCCCTAAGAATTACTGACAGCACAGAAGACTCGTTGCTTGAATTAGCAATCGAGGCTGCCTCAAGAGCAATTGACGGAAACACCAATCGCAACTTTTACAGTGCCGGAACAGCAACAAGATATTTTGCTTCCGAAGATGATTTTGTTTTATTAACTGATGATCTTGCTGGAACTGCTGTGACAATCCAATCTGCAAACAACGCAGACGGAGTTTATGACACAACTTGGGGAACAGACGATTATCAATTGGAACCTTTAAATGGAAACTCTGATGGTATTCCTTGGCCGTACACACGAATTAGAGCAATTGGTGATTATCTGTGGCCAATTTCAGGTGGCGAAGCGTTAATAAAAATAACAGGTGTGTGGGGATGGCCGTCAGTTCCAACTGCTGTGACTCAAGCATGCGTTATTCAATCATCAAGAATTTACAAACGTCTCGACAGTCCACTTGGCGTTGCAGGCTTCGGTGATCTAGGCGTTATGAGAGTAACGAGAGACCTTGATCCAGATGTTGCACAACTTATTGGCACTTACAGAAAAGTCAGAAACATTGGCTAATTTAAATACAATCCGTTCAGGAATTGCTACACGTCTTGCAACCATTTCAGGTTTAAGAGTTGCAGCAGAACAACCCGATAACCCTAATCCTCCGTTGGCTGTTGTAATCCCCGACAACACAAAATATGATGACGTGTTTGGTCGTGGAATGGACACCACAACCTTTAGAGTCATTTTAATTGTTTCAAGAGTGGCCGAGAAGTATTCACAAAAGAAATTAGATGCTTATTGTGCCACGACAGGAACAGGCAGTATCAAAGCAGCGATTGAGGGTGATAAAACTCTAGGAGGCAGTGTGTTTGACTGCCGAGTAACCGAGATGCGCAACTATGGACAAATTTCTGTCGGAGATGTGACATACTTGGGTTGTGAGTTTATTATTCTCACTTACGCGTAAGAAGAGAAAGAAGAAAATATAATGGCAAAGTTCGCAGCAACGGACTACAAAGTAACCATTAACGGAACTGCGTTCACCACTTCTCTAAACTCTGTTGAACTTGCTTTATCAGCAGACGATTTAGAAACAACTGCTTTTGGTGGCGAATGGCGCACAAGAATTGCTGGTTTAAAGTCAGGTTCTGTGACATTAAACTTCATGCAAGATTTTGCAGCCGGTTCTGTTGACGCAACTTTGTATCCTCTACTCGGAAGCAATGCAACTGTTGTAATCGTTCCAACCTCTGGTTCTGTTACAGCAACCAATCCAAGTTATTCAGCAGTTTGTTTAGTAACTGCCTATCAACCATTTGCATCAAGTGTTGGCGATATAGCCACCTTGAGTGTGACATGGCCGACTTCAGGTACAGTTTCAAGAGCAACTGCTTAACTAAAGGAGCAATAAGTGTTTTTAAACCTGCGCATCACTTATAAGAACGACACCACGCTTGACATAAAAGCAGAGTGGGATGACTTCATCGCTTTTGAAGATGAATTTGATTTACCTTTTACAGTTGTCATTGATCCAAAAAAATCAAGATTAAAACATTCAACTTGGTTGGGTTGGCATTCTTTATCTCGTGAAAAGAAAACAGAGAAAACTTTTACTGAGTGGATGAATGAAATCGGTAGTGTTAACTTCGTGCCTGACAGCGAGGTCCAAGATGTGGTCCCTTTGGAGAGCAAAGCGCGCACTGGCGCTTAATACATCTGGCTTACGAGTTTCACTTATCTCCTACGCAATTATTAAATGAATCGCCTAGAATGATAAGAACAATGGAACGCTATCTGCGCTGGCGTGCATCGGAATTAAATAAACCCAGAAAGTAGATCTGTGGCAATTCAAGAAGTTAACCAAGGCGCGTTCGGTGAAATTCGTCTTGAAGGTGCAGCAGAATTTATTGATCGACTTGTGAAATATGAACGCAAAGATTTAAAGACTGCTCTTTTCAAAGAGATGAAACAAATCGCAACACCAATCATCAAAGATGTTCAAGCCTTGTTGCCTACTCAACAAGACACTCTTTCCGGTTGGGGTGGTGCAAATACTTCAAGTCAAGTTAACGTTGGACCAAATCAAAGGTACCCATCTTCAGGTGTTGGTGGTGGAGGTGGGTTTCCTGTTTATTATGAGAAATCGGCAAAAGCAGGTGTCAAGGCCAAAGTGGGTGGAAGATCACGTTCAAGAGGTTCAAGTTTCTATATCAACCTATTGTCGATTGTTCAGGGTGACGGAGCAGGTGTTGTATTTGAATTTGCAGGAAGCAAAACAAATAACAAGTTTGCAAGAGCATTAAATTCTGCAGGTTTTGGAAATCAACCACGTGCTCTTTTTAAAGGTGTAGACAATAATAAAAAGGCTGTTCAAAAAGCCATTAAAGATGCGATAATAAGTGCAGAGATTAAATTTAATTCTGAGAATAAGAGACCTGGTTAAATATGGCTGGTGTAGGCGCTTTAGTCGCGAATATTGTCACAACCTTTGACCCTAAAGGTCTTAACAATGCCAAGCGTTCAATTCTTGGTTTAACTGATGCTTCTGTTTCTTCATCAAAGAAGCAAAAGATTGCAATGGGTCTTATTGGTGGTGCTTTTACTGCAGCAGGTGTTGCAGCAGGTGCTTTTGCCGTCAAAATTGGTCGCGATGGTGTTCGGGCAGCAATAGAGGATCAGAAATCTTTAACAGCCTTAAATAAAACGCTTACCAATCTTGGTTATGGTGCAACAACTGAATCTGTTGATAAATTTATTCGAAGTTTACAATTTTCAACTGGTGTATCTGATGACGAGTTAAGACCAGCGCTTTCAAGACTTGTGGTTGCCACTGGTGATTTAACTAAAGCACAAGAACTTTTAACTTTGTCACAAGACATAAGTGCTGGAACCGGTAAGGATTTAGAAAGCGTCACCTCTGCGTTATCAAAGGCAGCGTTGGGGCAAACAACTGCTTTAAGTCGTCTAGGTGTTGGTATTGATAAAACAACCTTGGCTTCAGGTGATTTAGATACAATCACAGATGCTTTAGGTAAGAAGTTTGAAGGTCAGGCTGCTGCAGCAGCAGATACTTTTGCAGGAAAACTTGCAATTTTAAGTAGGGGTGTTGACGAAGCACAAGAAAGTATTGGTTATGCGCTTTTAAATTCTGTTGAAAGTATTTCTGATGCAATGGGTTATGGTGCTGGTGGTTTTGCAGAACAGGTAGCACTTGCAGGTGAAAGCGTTTCACAAATCATTATTGGTGTTTCAGATTTAACTGTAAGATTTTTAACTTTTATTGGTGTCACAGAAGATGCAGCAAGCGCTACAGATGATTTAGACACAGCACAGGGTAGTTTATTTGACGGAATATTGCAGGCTATTCCTATTCTTGGAACTTATTTACTAGCACTTAAAGGCATTGGTGCTGAAGCGTTGAAGCGTGATCCGAGTTTAGGTTTCACTCTTGAAGATCAAAGAAAACTTGCAGTTCAAGCAGAAGCAACAGCAGCAGCAGCACGCGAACAAGCAAAAGAAGAACAAGCAGCAGCGAAAGCCAAAGCCCAGGCTGAAAAGGCTGCAGCAGAAGCCTTACGCGCGCAAGAAAAGGCAGCAGAAGATTTATTAAGACAACAGGAACGTTTAACAAAAAGTTCTGTTGATTTTGCAAAGTTTATGGCCGGCACCTCACCAACAACTGTGCAAGGTTCTCTAGATGCAGCCTCTGGTGCTTTAAATGATATGCGCAACAGTTTCACTGGTGTTAAAACAATAACTGAAGAATCTGTTGACAAGTTTGATGAATTAACAAACGTAATTAAAGACAGATTTTCTAATGCTTTATCTGACGCACAATCCCAACTAGATGACGCTAAACAATCCTTCACAGATTTTAAGAACTCAATTTCAAGCACTATCACAGGAACAATTAACTTTGCTTCTGCTGTTGAAGAAACAGACTTTTTAACAGGACTTCAAGCACAAGCCACTAAAGCAATCCAATTCTCTGACAGGGTAAACAAACTTCTAACTCTTGGTTTATCTGAACGTGGTATTCAAGAAGTCTTAAACGCTGGTGCTGATGCCGGTATTGCAATTGCTGATCAAATTATTGCTGGTGGTTCAACTGTTGTTGTAAAAGTTAACGAATTATTGAACTCAGTTTCAACTGTTGCAGATCAGGTTGGCTTGCAAGGCGCAAACATGTTTTATTCAGCAGGTGTTTCACAAGGGCAAGCATTAGTTGATGGAATTAAAGCGTCAATCATTGCTGCAGGTGCTGAGATTGCAAATCTATCTGCTTCACTTGTTGGTGCTGGCGCAATTCTTCCCCCTGCACCCCCAGCACCTCCTGCCCCTACAACAGGAACAGGTGGCAAAAATCCACAACCAAAAGCATCTGGTTTATTAACAACTAGTCAATTTGCTAAAGCAAGTAGCATCCTTAAATCTTCTGGCAGCGCTGCAGGTTCCTACACTGCTCTTGCTTACGCCTTGCAAAATAAAACAATTCGTATGGCTAAAGGTGGAATTGTTATGGGAGCAACTAACGCTCTGATCGGTGAGGCCGGTCCGGAAGCAGTGATTCCTTTATCTGGTTCAAACAGTGGCGCTCTCGGTAACACTTACAACATTATGGTCACTGCTGGAATTGGAACCAATGGCTCTCAAGTGGGCCAACAAATTGTTGAAGCCATTAAAAAATATGAAAGAACTTCTGGCCAAGTGTTCGCGAGGGCATAATGTCATTACCTACAAAAAAAGTTGAAATAGGTTTTGATTTATCAACCTCTGGTGCACCTTTCTTCACCCTTGATGATCCAACTGCCGGTGTTTTGGATAACACAGACTTCACACTTGGTGGAACACTTTTTTACGATGTCACCGATTATGTTGTAAAAGTTTCTTCTAATCGTGGAAGAAATCGTGAACTAGATCGTTACAACGCTGGACAGTTAGAAGTTTTGTTTGATAACACAAACAGAGTCTTTGACCCAGAATATGTTGACTCTCCTTTCAATGGGCAAATCATCCCTCATCGCGAGATACGTATTTCTTCAAACGGGTCAGCAGTTTTCTACGGATTGATTGATGATTGGAATCTTAACTACAATCCAAGTGGTGACAATACGGCCACTGCTTTGGCTTCAGATGGTTTCACCCTTTTAGCAACACAAAACTTGTCAGCGCACACAGCAACCTCAGAACTTCCTGGGGCAAGAATTCAATCGGTTTTAGATCGCGCAGAAGTAGATTGGCCTTTAACGGCAAGAAACGTTGACACAGGTGAAGTTCTTTTACAAGGTGATGTTGTTGCCGAGGGAACTAACGCTTTAGGTTATTTACAAAATGTGGAACAAACAGAATCAGGTTCTTTGTTTATAGCCAAAGATGGTTATATCACTTTCCAGGACTCTTTAACAGGTCCTTCTTCTGCCACAACAGTTGATTTAACTGATGACGGAACAGGTATCCCTTTCAGTCAAGTTTCGGTTGTTTACGGCTCAGAATTGTT